CATATCCTGTATCTTCTATAGTTCCTACTCTCAATCCTATATCTTTAGCAATTTGCATTAAAATTTGACTTGCTTTTTTATTTTTAAACACATAAGTATCATTAAATAAAAGATATCGTAATTGATCATAAGCAGTTACTTTTGTAATTGGATTTTTACTTCCTCCATTTTCAAATGCATATCCATAAAACACTGGATTACCATCTACTTTAAAACTTATTACATCACCATTATTTATAGTAATTTGCTTATCTTTTAATATTTCAAAATCCAAACTAGAGGGTTTATCTTTTCTTTTAGTTTTCCAAGTAACTTCGTTTGTTAATTCAGATATATCAAATACATTCCCATCTTTATTATCCAGTAACAATTGTATATTCAACCTATCACCACCTATGGAAGCCTTAAAACTTGTCCTGTATATATTAAATTAGGATTCTTAATTTTGTCTTTATTTAGATTATAAATTTGTGGCCACTTATTACCATCACCTAAATATCTTTTAGCTATATGCCACAACGTATCATTACCGCTAACTGTGTGTGTTTTAGGTTTATTAGTATTACTTGGTCTTGTAGCCTTGGAATTTGCTATTACTTTTTTCACAGATTGATTAGCTGCTGCAGTTTTTGGTGTTACTATAACTACTTTTTTAGCAGCATAGTTTTTATATCTTTTTAGTTCTATAGAATAATGTATATCTCCAACTTCCCCACCTTCTTCGCTAGGTTTAAAACTTTCTATAGTAAATAGATCATTTATCTCTAAAGGGCTACCAGTAAAGATGAATCTTATCTTTTGTTTTTTATCTCTCCATTCTCTAATTTTTGCAATATAAAAGCTCGGAGAGAATAATTGCTCCGAGCTTACATATGGCCCTTTATTTAATGGAAAGAAACTTTCAAAACTTATTTCAGTTAACTTCGGTAAATTTATTGTATTAATTTCACCTAAATTAATTATATCGTATGTTTTATTATTTCCATCTTCATCAAATTCAATTTTCTCTGGTAATACTGGGAGTATAAATCCTTCTTCACCATCATTAATTCCTAAATATATTTTATACATTAAGCATATACCCCCTCGGCGCTGTTAACTAATTCATTTTCCATGTAATTCTCTATTTTAGATATTATTTTATTTATGTCCGCTTCCTCCTTAATATCACCAGTAGTAACCTGTACTGTTGGGGTTAAAGTTACAAAGTTTTGTATACTTTCCATTTCTGCTAAATCCCTCATCATTTCTAGATGTTCATTAGAAATGTCTATTTTATCATCTATATTTTTAAGGTGATTGTTAGCATCTTTCAATCCTTTATTTCCACTTGGGGATTTACTACCTTTATTTTTACCATCATCTCCTGCAGTTCCTAATGTTCCTGGTCCTTGTGCTTTATTCCATGCTGCCATATCTGGCATTTTACCCATGTCTGGAATATTACCCTTATTAAATATATTTCCTAAATCAAATTTATCACCTATGTTTTTACCCACGCCATACCCTGAATCATATGCCTTACCATATTCAAACCTATCTAGATGCATTGCAGAAGAATCCATCTTTTGAAATTGAATTTTAGGTTTACCAACTAATTTATCAACAGCACCTTGAAGTCCACTTTGCCAATTACCTACTGCATTGGCAAGGTTCGAGCCGAATATCGTATCTATAGCGGAGGCTATACTTTTAAGTATCCCTAAAACTTCATCTGCCATTGCTGCAAATAGCCTAATTATAGAACCTATAGGATCATTAAATACATTAGCGAAGAACTCCGCAAATGCAGCAAAATGATTATAAAACAAAGCTATAATATCAACAACTAAATTATAAAATGCTACAAATAAATTTCCTATAAAAGCAAGTGCTACCATAAATGATCCTGCAATAACTCCAGTTGCTGAAATACTTGTACCCGCTAAATGATTCACACCTGCTACAGCTGCGTAAAATAAAGCTATTAATATAATTATTGCAATAATAATCCAAGTAATAGGACATACCGCTAATGCTGCATTTAATCCCTCTTGTGCAAATGTTAAAGCAATTACAGCCGCTGTTTCTGCCCAAGATGCAATAGTATGTCCAATTTTAGCTCCAATATCCATTATAGTTGTTAACCATGCAATTCCCATTGTTGCATTATAAGCTATCATTGCAGCTACAATTCCCCAAACAATAGGACTAATTATGCTCCAATTATCACTAACCGCTTGACCTAGCCATGTAACAATGTCTATAGCATCCATTATTAAATTCACAATTATATCCAAACCTACACTTATGCCATTAAAAAAACCTTCAAAACTTCCATTTTTAAATCCTTCATTTATTCTGCTAAGCAAAGGTTTTAAAACTTCTAACGCAGTTTCACTCGCCTGTGCAAACGCAGTCTCTATGTTTGATTTAAGGTTATTAAGTTGAGCTATCGCAGATTGATTAAATTCTTCCAAAGCTTTATCACTAGCACCTTTTTTAGCTAATAATTCATCAAACTTGCTTATAAACTCATCCATACTTTTAGATGACTTTAATATTTCTGCATCAGCTTTACCAAATCCAAATCTAGATTTTAAAGACATAAAGTCTCCTCCTAAAGCTTCTTTTAGCGCAAATCCTGCACCCTCTAAGCCTTGGGTTGGATCCAAAAATGCTAATTTTTCAGCCGTTTTATTTAAATCCATGAGTTTGTCTGTATTCTTTGTAAATTGAATAAAGCTTCTAGTTATAGTATTAAATTCTTTTAATCCATATACACTTTCATTAGCATATTTATTAAGATTCCCAAAAAAAGCTTTACCTACATCTTTATTACCTAACATACCACTTATAGTAATTAATTGTTGTTCTAACCTTGCTCCTCCACCTATGGTTAAGTCTAATCCTTTTTTAGCAGTTTGAAATCCTAAATAAGCACCTACTAAATTTTTTACTTTGCTTGTTAACCCATTTGCTTCGCTAGATCCTCTATTAAAAGAATCATTTAATCTATTTTGATTGTTTTGAGCTCTATCTTGCTCATTAACTAATTCTTGTAATCCGGCAGAAGCTCTTTGAATTGCTCCTCTTGCAGTATTTAAAGTATTTGTTATTCTTACATCTCTGTTCGCTGAATTGTTTAAATCATCCATAGCACTTATTGTTAGATTTAAAGCCTGTGTAACTTGCTGTAATGGTTTCGTCATTTGGTCAAACATTTTAAGAGCCGTTGATACTGTTGCCATCTTTACCTCCTTTCTAGCATAATAAAAGCACCCACATTAAAGTAAGTGCTTTTTTCTTTATTTATTTAATAGTTTATTTTTTTCTGAGGTAAATTCCTCTTGTGTTAATATTCCTTCATCTAATAATCCCTTTAATTTTATTAATTCGTCTGCCACAGATGTTTTGGTATTTATATTTTCATCACTAGTCTTCTGAGTAATTATAGACAACATTGAAAGTATTTCTTGAGCTGAAGAATATGCTGTTTTGTATATAAATGAGTTGGCCTTTGTTGGTGTCTTTATTAAATCTATGTAAACACTTGGATTACTAGTATCATTAACAGTTATTTTAATTCTTAAATTATTAATCACAGATTTAGTTTTCTTTTTACCAGTTACTCCACCAACAACTGCCCCAACTCCTCCTAATAACACACCACCAGCAACTGCTCTTCCAAGCCCACCTTTTGTTATACTATCACCATCCTGTAAAAGTTCATATTCTACAATATCACCAAAAGCATGTATTCTAGGATTAACTTTCTTACCTCCAAATCCATCTGGTATAAGCCATAATCCTTTTTGTTCATCAAATTCTATATAAGGTCCTATTTTTTTAGTAGTTGTAAAGTCAGCTACTAATTTTTTGTTATTTTTATTCTTTTCCATTTCAATTAATATTGCTTCTTTTGTTGTATTTTTATTTATTTTTACTTGAAAATTAATACTACACAAATGTAAACACTGTTTACAAATAAATCCGCTAGATATTTTCTTTTTTCCTTCTTCATTACCACAAATACAACAGTTTTCTTTGCTTTTAAAAAATAATCCCATGTTAGCATCCCCCTTATTAAATCATTTTAATAATAGCAAATAATGGGGGTTGTTTCAATATTATCTTTTTCTTTTAGCTTTATCAGCTTGTTTTTTTTCATTTTCTATATGCAAATCAATACTAGCGTATATAAAAGCTTTTTCCCTTCTATCTATTGGATATAGTGGAGATTTACCAGCTAATACTCCTGGCCTAATCTTTAATCTGTGGAGGGCATAGTGGGCATAATTAGCTTCACCATCCCCTCCCTTGATTAGTTTTTTGCTTCTTCTACTAACTCCTGTATACCTTTATCGTATCCATTTATTTCTATAACAGTGCTTGACCAGTCTGCATACTCACCATCAGTCATTCTTGACTTCATTGCATTTAAAAGCTCCTCTGCGCCCATTACTCCCCAAGCCTTTTGTAGTTCTGAATTTTTTAAATCCGGATGTATCGTAGTTTCTATTATTTGATTACTTACAAACTTATCCTGGTCAGTTTCAATCATTTTTTGACCCTTAACTAATTTTACCTTTTTGCATTTCTTTCTAAGTTCGTCACCTTTATCAGCACTTATCGGTTTAAATTTCATTTTCTTCTTTTTGCCACCTATAGTTATTTCTCTTTCTATTTCTTCTACTTCCTCAAAACTATCCATTAAAAAATCTTCAAAATTATTCATTATATACTCCTCCTATTAACCTAATACTGGCTTTCCAAATTTATCTAATAAGTCCACATCATCAAACGTGAATCCCATATCTTCTTCAAGTACCTCGGATTCTACATCAAACATTGCCATGGAAACTTCATCTAAATTACAATCTTTTAAAACTGTAGTTTGTTTCCCTATGCTACTTGTTGGATCTTCATTTGTAACACTCACATCAAAATATGTGTCCACTCCAGTTTTCATATACTTAATCATTAATTCTCTAAATAGAGAAGTCACATAATATACTGTCAATGTACCAGAACCGCTCCAGCCAGCTGCTTTATGTTGTTCTCCTCTTTTTCCTAAAGTTTTTACTTCTGTTTTTTTCTTTTCTACTTTTGATTCTAATTTTTTAGCATAGAATAGTTCTTCATTTCTACCATCTACCGTTAAGAATGCTCTAGCTTCTTGTCCACTTATTGTATCTCCTGCTTTAAGAAATCCCATTTACTATTCCACCTCCACATCCATGTATAGTTTTTCCATAGCATCTATTGGTTGTACCCCCATTCTAGCTACTACAGAATCTTTATCTTGTCCTCTTTTAATTTCAACATCCTCTGGTACAACATTTTCAAGTGCTCCAATTCCCTGTAATTTTTCTAAAAACTTAATTACATCCTTTTTATATAAGTTTCTTCCATCTTCGCCATTATCACCTTTACCGATATAGCTAGTTTCCCATAATAACCTAGTGCCATTATTTACTTCAAAAAGTGTACGAACCACTCTATTTTTTCTATAATCTTTTCCCTTATCTTCTGTAAAAGATTTAAATGTGTTAACATCCTGTTCTATTACTACTCTTCTATTACTAATAGTAAAGACTATTTCTCCGTTTAATAAAGCTTCTTCTATTTCCCTGTTGGTGTATTTAGTATCTACATCAATAGCTCCTGGATATTCCAGGTAAGTGTTTGATTGATTTACATTTGCTCCAGCAGTAGCTCCGGTTACAAATGCAATTGCTTGATTGGATTTTATTACTGTATTATCACTTAAAATTACACCATTCTTTACGCTAATAACATTTTCAGTATCAGCTTCTGGATAATTTTCTAATACTACTTGCACCTGCCTACCATCTTCTTTAAGTCTTTTTATAAATGTAGTTGCTACTGCCTTGATAACAGGATCCTTGGTTGGAATACCCACAGCATGAAATTCATAAGGTTCAATAGTTGCCAAATAATCTGTATAACCTTGGTTAGTAACACTACCATCGGATCCGCCTTTAAGCGGTAACCCAGCAGTAGTTTTTAATTCCCCAGTGCCTTTGAAATCAACATAATCATTAGGCTTCAAATCTTCTATATTTTTAACTAATTGCTTATCCACCTTATTTCCTTCAAATATAGTAATAACTTCAAAACTTTCTGTAAAATCTATACTGTTTTGAATCACTACAGTAATATTATTTCCTTTCGTTCCAGTGCATTTAGCATTTATAGTTAATCCTTCTAATGCAGCAGTAGCCTTAGTTCCTTCATTAAGTCTATACAATAAAAGTATCTTAGCTTTCTTTAATACTTCTCTAATAAGCAATGCACTTTCATCAGCTATATTTATACCTAGTACTTTAGATAAATCATCATCAGCATGTATAGTAATAATTTCTTTTTCAGGTCCCCATGGTAATTCCAATGGTAGACTTGCAATTCCTCTTTCACCTATTGGTGTTTGACCGTTTTTCTTTGACTTAAAATTTATATAAGCCCCTGGTCTAATTTTGTTTTGTCTTTCCCAAGTTCCACCAGCCATACTATTTCACCTCTTTCTTATTAAAGTCTTCTAAGAGTTTATTTACTTCTTTTAAGCTATACTGTTCATCTTTTAATAAAGCTTTAAGTATATCTATTTCTATTACTGTAAACTGTTTTGAATTTACTATTTGTTCTTTGGTAAATTTAATTTCCTGTTCTTTATCTGCCATTTAAATATACCTCCTGTTTCAATTTATTCATTTTAGGAGCTTCTTCAATCTCTTTTAAAACATGATAATTAAATTGCAACATGAAGTGTAAAACTCCATCTATAACCTCATGTGTCATTTCATTAGCCCTATACAAACTATTATTTGTTTTTATATATTCAAGCACCTCATAAAGCTTATCAGTCATATCATTACAATCATTATTTAAATCCTCTTTATCACTAAAATAATGAATGTTGAATGATATATTTTTCTTATACCTAATATTAAGTTCTTTATTCTGTCCTGAAGATAAAACCTTAATAAAAAAACAAGGCTCTTCAAAACCTTGCTTAATCTCTTCGCCATATATATTTATGTTAGGAAATTCTTTATCCAATGTTTGGTTAATTCCTATTCTTAAATCATTTATATTTGCCATTTTATAACCTACCATTAAGTATTTGATTTAATAATTCTACTTGTTTTCTTTCTAAAAACTTAGGTAGCTGCCTTTCTATTTCTTGCATTGATATTGTGGCCATAAATCTACCTTCGACCCAGCCTTTATGATTTTTAGTTCTGTGTCCATATTCCACATAACTTGCATATTCAGTATTATTAAATATTTCAACTATATATGCATCACCTTGCTTTACTACATTTCCCACTTGCCAATTACGTCTTAAATGTCCTCCTGTTTTGGAGCTACTAGTTGTAAAACTTACCTCTTTACCATCCTTTGTTGTAAAGGACACTTGATTACTATAAACACCTACTGGAGTTCTCTTTTTAATCTTTCTTTCAGCTCTAAATGCCATCTCCAACAAAAATTCTCTTATCCATCTTTCAATTACTCTTTCATCAAGTGCCTTTTGAAAACTCTTGGCCATCTTCTTAAAATCAGAATAATCAAAACTAGCTAATCTAGCCATTAAGCTTTATCCTCTTTATTTAAAATAACCTCCTGGTGTGTATAATAAGGAAATCCTTCTCCAGCTTTATATTTAGTTATAATCCCAAATTGGTTAGTAATTTCTATTTCATCACCTTGTTTAATTTCAACTTCAGGATCTATAAAAAGTTTAATCTCATATAGAACTTTGTTTACTGTATCGGTTTGGTTATTTTTCGATAAACTTTGTTTTGATACTTTGCAAGATTGTTTTTCATATTTTATTTTTGGTATTAATTTAGTTTCTTTAGTAATAGGATCTTTAACTTTTTCTTTTCCTCCAGTTATATTACAAGTACAATCATATAAACTTTCAATAGCCTTTCTCGCTTGTTTCCTAGCTTTCTCTATACTTTTAAACATATTACCAAACCAACTTTCTATATTTATTAAGTTTAGCTCTATAGTCTTTTACTAGGCTATCCTTAAATTCAGCATTATCAGTTCCATAGCTTATAGAAGTATCCCCTTCACTTATAGAGGAAATGGAACCCAAAGAATTCTCTTCTTCCCCTAGGTTATCATTTCTATATATATCTATAGACATTCTTAAAATAGTATTATTTAATCTTTCTGGGATTTCTTTTATGTGACAATAATCCCTTATTGTTTGTTCAGCATCCTCTATTGCGAATTGCAATGAAAAATCCTTGGAGTCATCATCCAAGGATATACCTAAAAGTTTTTTTAATTTTTCTAGTGGAGTCATTAAACTCACATCCAATCTATTAACCTCTTGAAATAATTCTAGCTATTG